CTTGTATTACTCCACTCCCAATGAGATCCAAAAGACTCTCGGTGAGGTCGGGATTACCAATCCCGGTCTCGTCGCTTGGGAGTTGCTCCCCTGGTCCTTTGTTGTGGACTGGCTATTACCCGTCGGTAACTTCATCTCATCATGGGATGCGGTCGCCGGTCTGTCCTTCGAAAAAGGCGTTAGAACAGTCTTTCAGGAGGTTAGCCAGAAAGTAACAACTGTAGGTGGCACTCTTTATGAGAACGGTGGACGTGACACGATTGCCGGAAGTACTTCTCTCTGGCAGGACTGTCATATTGTTATTATCCACCGTACTCCCCTAGCGGGGTTCCCCAGTGTCAGTCTGCCGGCGTTTAAAAACCCGTTCAGTGCTGAACATCTGGCGAATTTGAGTGCTCTTGTCCTCACCGCATTTAACCGCAGGTGAGGGCTTCGAAGTATTAACCTCGAAGGTAAACATGACAGCAATAGCTGCCGTAAATCTCTCCCAGACTGTGGTTCACAGTCTGTCCGACAGTGCATCGTCGGCGGGAGATGTCGTGTATTCCCCGGTCGGTTTCATCCAACCGGGAGTCGCGAAGTGGGCCAACAGAGTGGGAGGAATCCCGCTGTTGTACCCCGTCATGACGGTGTCAGTCAGGCTCCCCACTGCGGGGAGTCGAAACTGTCGTATCATGGCGAAGCTGACCCTTCCAACAGCAGACATCACGTCGCCCTCGACGGGTTCCGGTATTCAGCCGGCTCCGTCTAAAGCGTACGAGTGCCTTGCAACGTTGGAGATGGTCTTTCCTGAGAGGTCGACGCTAGCGGAGCGTAACACCCTCCGCTCGCTTGTCCTCTCTTGCCTCTCGACTCAGATAACCGCCGGCGACTTGAGCCCTTCTGTTGTAACGGGCTCTCCGTTGCCGATGGCGATCTCGGATTTCGAGGTGCCGTACTAAAAACCGGCATTTGACCATCTAAGGAGGTTGTACCTCCGGAAGGGACCTACCATGTATTCTGAGAAGCACGGTAGGAGGTCTCTTGTGAAAGAGATCTCTGTTTTTCGCGTTCCCGAGACACTGACG